GCTATATTCTCTCATTTCTCATTCTCCTTTAAGTTCCTGCAGGATTAGTTCAGCCTGTTGTTTACATTGAGCCATTTCAATATCATTCATATTTAAACTAATCTTCTTTACCAGGTTTAACGCTTGTTCTGATTGATCATCGGTGGGCGCCGTCACTGCCAAAACCAGTCCGTTTATCACTGCTTCTCTATCGCTGTTAAATTCCATTATTTTTCCTTTCTTGAATAGCCAATTTCATCAACCAATCCGTCTAAAAAATCATCATAGCTTTTGAGATCAGAATCGCAAGGCTCGCCTGTAGAATTATAAATATGGATCACTTCATTTATTATGTGTTCACCGTAAAGATCTAAAACCCAATAATGTGACTTATAAATTATTCCGCTCAGTTTTTTATAAATTTCTTCAGCATTGGAAAGTTTTGAAATTGCAGCCTCTATTTCTTCTACTGTAGGTTCTTTTCGAGAAAATTCACGGCTGAACAAATAACGCAAGGCGCACCTGCCTTTATATTCAATCGGGGTCATTTCCACAATGATCGATGAGTCTTGTTCATCTTTATCGTTAAAAGTCTGAATAAACTCATAGGCTAATAAATAACTTTCAAAACTATCTACGGCAAGCAATCCTTGGCAAATAACGGCATAGACTTTCGAATTAAAAAGGTGATCGTTATCGTCTATAAATTGTTTCACTGCAAATTCTTGATCAGCATTTCCTTGGTGATCTTTTAATTCATCAAGTTCATAAAACCCTATCGATTGCAGGTCGTGGCCTAACCATTCTTTGGCCGCTTCTATTTCTGTATAATCTGCAAATTGTTTCCTTTCGCTAAAACAAAAGTCCATATTATTAGCCAGATCTATTATTGCCTGCTCGTTTTTAACTTCATAGACTGTTGGCTTGGCGCTGTGTGGTGTTTCTATAATTATAATAGTCACTTCATTAACTCCTAATTAGTAATACATATAATAAGAATAACAGGCCATCCAATAATCACACAACCTGTCATTACTACTTTTAAAAACATATCTAAATTCATAATATAACCTGCTTTGTTAATATGTCTACAGTTTAACTTAGTTAAACCAATAAAACAAGCTAATCCGTTTTTTCACGAGCAGCGCACAACTTAATTTATATCAATAGTGTATCTTTTGAGTATCATAATGCTGAAGCTATAACTTGACGATTTTAGCTTTTATTTCCGGTATAAATAGGCTTTAAACTCAACAGGTGCGGTGTTAATGGATTTATCGGGATTAATTGAAGCTACAACCAATACAATACAGAGTAAGCTGTCCTACATGTTTTCTAGCGTTTTAGCGGGAACATCAATTCTTACTTTTACCAATCAAATTCTCTCGGTAATAGGTTTAATAATATCAATAGTTTTAGCCCTGGTTACTGCACGAAGTAACTATGTGCGCAATAGGCTTGCAATGAAGTTAATAACCGAACAGTTAAAGAGTGAGTTACGAAATGAGTAAACGTGATAATGTCTCTCAAACCCAAAGAACCAGGGACAAGATTAAAAGTAGTTACCTTGTTAAAGCCCTTATGGATCATGCACTTAACAATTCTGAAATGAGTTCTACGCAGATCGCCGCCGCAAAAATATTGCTAAGTAAAACACTGCCGGACGTCCGCCAGCAGGAAATTCAACAGAATGTAGATGCAAGTATAAATATCACGTGGGGCAATGAATGATTGAACACGATGAAATGTTGATCGCCTTGCAAGATTCTCAAGAAGCTGAAACAGACATGAGAAGTCAAGCAAGAAGCGCTCAACTGTTTGTGAACAAAAGGGACGGGCAGTGGGAACCGGAGTTCTGGGAGTCTAACGACAATAAACCTCGTTACACTTTCGATTTGACGAGCCCAATTGTTGACCAGGTATCGGGCGCGTTGGACATGGCAAACTTTTCTATTAAAGTTTCACCGGCTGGTGGTCAAGCATCAGAAGATACGGCTAAGATATTAAGCGGGCTAATACGTAACATTGAGAACCTAAGTTATGCCACGGATATATATAGCGCGGCAGGTCGAAACATGGTCACAGCCGGCATAGATGGATGGCGTGTAGTTCATAAGTATGTAGATAGCGATAGCTTTAATCAAGATCTAGTGATAGAGCCGATCCATAATTACGTTGATAGAGTCTGGTTTGATGTGTCATCGGAAAAGCGGGACAGATCAGATGCCCGATTTGCTTTCGTACTAAGCGGGTTAAGCCCCAAAGATTATAAAAAGCAATACCCTGAAGGTTCAGGTCAGTCAGTATCAGAAGACAGGTTAGCAACAGCGTATTTTAATAAGCCTGACCTTATTATGGTAGGCGAATATTACTACATCGAACAAGAAAAAAGCGATCTAGTAATGATGTCATCTGGTCAAGTGTTAGAAGACAATGAAGACTTCAACACCATTAAAGACGAGCTTGAAGCAATGGGCGTGACAGAAGTTAAACGCCGAACAAGAATGAAAGATACGGTCTATGTAAGAAAGTTTGATGCACAGGACTGGTTAGGCAGTAAACAAAAAACCGTATTCTCAATGATACCCGTGATACCTACTTACGGTAACTTTAGAAATGTAGAAGATAAAACTTTGTACTTTGGTGTAGTAGAAAAACTCTATGATCCACAAAGAGTATTGAACTATTCGCTATCAAGAGAAATAGAAGAAGGGGCATTAGCACCACGCGCTAAATACTGGATGACGCCTAAGCAAGCAAGTGGACATGAAGACGAACTATCTACCATGAACACTAATACCGATCCTGTTCAATTCTTTAACGTAGATGAAGCAAACCCAGGTATACCACAGCAAAATGGTGGGGCGCAAATTAACCCAGGATTGAGCCGCGTGTCAGAAGGTATGCGTACTATGATCGGTCAATCTGCTGGCCTATTCGCTAGTAATATGGGCGATAACCCAGGCTTGCAATCTGGTGTAGCTATTAAGCAGTTACAGAATAAAGGCGATATTGGCACAATTAAATACTTTAAAGCTCAAGAAATAGCCATAGCAAGAACAGCAAAGATATTAGTGGATGCTATCCCGAGCGTTTATGACACACAAAGAGAAGTGTATTTATTAAACGAAGATGGTAGCCAAGAGAGTGAAACATTAAACCAGACAATTATAGACCAGCAAACAGGGCAACCCATAACGCTAAATGATTTAAGCATTGGCTCTTATGATGTGGTGTGTTCGAGTGGTGCTAGCTTCCAAAATAGGCAACAAGAAAGTAATGCGGCATTGCTAGAAATGGCACAGATAGACCCGTCATTAATACAGATGTCTGGTGATGTAATGCTTAAAAACGTAGATGCACCTGGTATGGATACATTATCAGCGCGTAAACGTCAGCAGTTGTTAGCAGGTGGGCTCATACCAGCAGACCAGCAGACAGAAGAAGAACAACAAATGGTGGCTCAACAAGCACAATCAGCAAAACAACAACCTGATGCCGTGATGGTAGCGGCTCAAGCTGAAATGCAAAAAGCGCAAGCAGCTAATAATAAGAACTCAATAGAAGCTGAAAAAGCCAAGCTGGACGCAATGATCCGTGAACAGCAAAACCAGATGAAAATGCAACAGCAACAACTGGAATTGCAACAAGCACAATTTAAGTTGCAACAAGATCAAGAAAGGTTGCAGCTTGAAACTATGACGAAAGAGGCTGAATTTAATCTCAAAGCCCAAGAACTAGAAAGACTTGTTACAAAAGACCAAAGAGATTACGCATTAGACGTTGCAGAGTTTCAAGAAAAAACAGACAGCAAGGAAGTAGAAGTATTAATTGTTGGTAACGAAGACCAAGATTTTGACAGATAGTCATTAACTGTACGCGACAGTATCGCGCTACTAAAAATCCGAGGGGATCAAAACCATGAGTGAACAAGAAGTACAAGCAGATGAAGAGTTGGTAGAAGAAGTTGTTGAAGAACAAGAAGCCGAACTTGAAGAAGAACTGGATACTGCACCAGAAGATACTACGGAGACTGTAGAGCCAAAGGTTGACTACAACAAAGTAATTGCACAAAAAGCCTTTGAAAGTCGTGAGCATAAAAGAGAAGCCGAGTCTTTAAGACAAGAATTGGCGGCTATAAAAGAAAAAGAAGCGATTCTACAAGAACCGATGATTTTACCTGTACCCGATCAGTATGATGATGATTATGCTGAACAAATGGATGCCAGGGACAAATCTATACAAGACAAAGCGCAATATGATGCTGGGATAAAGATACAAGCAGAACAAGCGGAATATCAAAGACAAAAGCAAAATCAAGCGCAGATAAATCAAGTAAATGAAAGAGGCAATCAGTACAAAGAAAACTCAATAAAACTAGGCGTAGACCAGACACAATTAGGTGAAGCAGCAAATATTGTTGCTAATTACGGTATTCGTCAAGATGTAGCTATGGAGTTATTGGCAGAAGAACAAGGCCCATTAATAACATTGTACCTTGCTCAAAACCCACAAGCTTTGGATGCTATTAACACTGCAAACCCTATCTCATTAGGTAATGTGTGGAGTGATATTAAAAATAAAGCCTCTGGATTAGCAAAGAAAACAACGTCAACACCTGACCCTGTAGAAACACAGAAAGGTTCTGGCGTAGCACCTAAAAATAGAGGCCCTTCTGGGGCTACTTATACATAAATAAAGGAAAAGTCACTCATGGCTAATAATTTTAGTAGTAACTTTACGCGGCAATTGGCTCGCGTATTCTTAGAAAAATTCGACAGTGAGCGTGTATTGTCTAAAAACGTAAACACTCAATTGTTGTCAGGTAAATTTAACCCTTCAACTGGTGATAAAGTAGACTTTAAACGTCCTACTGACTATGTTTCAGTACGTACTGCAACTGGTGATGTATCAGGCAAAACTGTTGATCCTATTATCACTGGTAAGGCAACGGGTACTGTACAACCGTACTTTACTTCTTTTGTTGATTACGATGAAGCTGACGAAGCGTTAAAAATGGATCAGTTAGACCAATTGCTTGCACCTATGGCAACACGTTTAAAAACTGATTTTGAATTAGACTTTGCTGACTTTATGATGAAAAATACTGGCCTTGTTGCTGGTGTTGTTGGTACAGGTGTTTCAAAATGGGATCATATAGCAGAAGCAGGTAGTTTACTTGCCTCTACTGGTATTCCTCAAGATGGCGGTTGGTGCTATGCGGTTAATCCGTACACACAACGTGCATTAGCTTCTGAGCAGCGTTCTTTAGGTGTAAACCCTGAAGTAGCTTCTGCAAACTCAAGAGCTACTATTGCTGAAAACTTTGCTGGTATGAAAGTTATGTCAGCTACAACATTGTCAACTTACACAACTGGTGCTGGTGCTGATCGTGTAGGCGCAATTGTTAGTAACGCTCCAACACCAACGTACTCTGCTGCTAGAGACACAATGACGCAATCAATTCAAGTCACTGGTTTCCAAGCAAACTTACTTGTTGCTGCTGGTGAAACTCTAACTGTTACAGGTCGTAACCGTTTAAACCTTTCAACACGTAAGGTTATTCTTGATGAAACAGGTGCTACTATTTTGTTCTCAGGAACAGTAACAGCACCAGTTACGCTAAACGGTTCTGGTGTTGGTACTTTAGTAATTACCGGCCCTGCTATCTTTGAAGCGGCGGGTGCATATAACACTGTTGATAGCGCATTAGCTATTGGTGATGTTGTAACACTAGGTGGGGCAGCTTCTAAAGTTATCCAGCCTAATATGTTCTGGAACAAGCAAGCGTTCTCAGTAGGTTCAGTACCTATTAAGAAACTTTACAGCACTGATACTGTTGCAACCACAGAAGATGGTTTGCAATTCCGTATTAGTCGCGGTTCTTCATTCTTAGCCAACGAGCAAAAGGTACGTATTGATTTCCGTCCTGCTTACGGTGTGATGAACCCGTTCTTTGCTGGTCAAGGTTTCGGTAGAGCTTAAATAGATTGGGGTAGCTTCGGCTGCCCCTTTTTTTATTAAAAGGATATCAATATGGACACTAAGAAAAGCAAAACAAAAGCAAAAAAAAAAGAAATACGAGATATTGACGGTTTGTTTTTAATGGTAAAGCCAGATGGTGGCGAGTTAAAAGTAAATCCTGATAGCGTAGAGCATGCCTTATCAATCGGATGGAAACATACATAATGGCAACAGTAGCACAAGTAGCTAAAGCATCTTTGCAACGTATATTGGTGCAAGCAAGTGAGGCTGCACTTGAGCCGGACGAGTATCAAGATTTTATCTTTGCTATGAATAATTACATGCTTTCCCTTGATGCAAACGGAATAAGCCTTGGTTATACAGAAGTTAATAACCTGGCTGATAAAGTCACTATTCCTACAGGTGCTTTACGTGGATTAATAGCTAATATGGCTATAGAAGTTTCACCTGATTATAACGGCACAATTAGCCAAGGATTGGTGCTGGCAGCTTCGGAAGGTTTAAAGGTTATGCGTTTAATAGGTCAAACAATACCTACAACCGCGCTACCTCCTACGCTACCTACTGGTTCAGGTAACGATACAGACGGTGGTGGTTTAACCGCAAATTACTACCCGTATTTAGAAAGCCAAATATTAGCAGAAACAACAGGTGCAATAGGCTTAGAAAGCAACACGAATAAAACTACATAGGTGATATGAATGTCTAACAGAGCAAACGGGCGTAAAAAAAGTCTATTCCCAGCACAAACATCGGTACTTACTAATGCAAGTATGGATTACTTTGTTAATGGTGTTAACTATAAAATACCTTACACAAACTTTGTATCGGGACTGGGTGTTACTGGCACTATCGTACAAGAAGGTGCTGTAAGTGGTACGCCTGTTTTAGACAAGCAAAACACTGTTAACAATATTAGAAACCTAGAAGCTGGCGCTGGTATTTATACTGCTGTTTCATCAGAAAACGGTATTACTATTAAGCATAACTTTACACAAGACACCACTGGCTCACCTGTTTTAATTAATCCAACTAACGCAAGCCCTGCTATTGCATCGATTGTGGCGGGTAGTGGGATATCGGTTACAGCTTCTAGTAATGCAATTACTATTGCTACAACTGGCGTAGCTAAAGCAAGTGATATTGTTATTGTTAGCGTATTAGCTGACTTACC